CTAGTTCTTTTTACCCCAAAAACGAGTCATCAAGCCATTATCAGCTCGAAAAGGATGAGAACTAGTCATGACGGCTGAAATCGTCTCTATCGGGCTTACATCGGCTGAGGTAGGGGTAACAGAAGTGCGTTATGGGTCTCAAACGCCCAGAATCATGTCTCCAAGCCTAGATTTACCTTCAAGAGGCCAAGAGATGATCGACTTCTGCAAAGAGATTGGGTTTCCATTGCTACCCTGGCAGGAACTACTTGCAATCGAGAGCTTGAAATACAAACCCGATACCAGGTGGGCTCATCCATTGGTCGGCATCATGCTTCCAAGACAACAGGGCAAGTCTACATTCATGGCGCTTCGAATCTTGTTTGGCATTTACAGACTAGGCGAGAAGATGCATTTAGCAACAGCTCACAAACTAACAACATCATCTGAAATCTTTTTCAAAGTTGGGCAGATGATCGATGACTCACATATCTTGCAAGAGAACTTTTCAAAGAAGTATGAATCTAAAGGAAGCCAGGAGATTAGATTTAAGAATGGGGCGCGTTACCTAATTAGAGCCGGAAACAGCGCTGCTCGTGGTATAGCAGGGCCAGATGTAATCCATATTGACGAGTTACGAGAATTTGATACAGAAGATGTTTGGTCATCCATGCGATTTACTCAGATGTCAAATAAAAATCCTCAAGCTTACTTCTACAGCAATGCTGGTCATGCTGGATCGGTTCTATTGCTTAAATTTAGAGAACGCGGACTAGCTGCTGCAAGTGGAGCCGATGATTCTATTGGATGGTTTGAATGGTCTGCTGAACCCGGGGCTGCAATTGATGACAAAGAAGCCTGGTATCAATCCAATCCATCTTTGGGGCACACAGTCCATGAAGATAACATTAAAGATTCATTATCAGATCGTGAAGACATATTTAGAACCGAAATCTTATGTCAATTTGTTTCAATGATTAACCCGGTTATCTCAGAGGCAGAATGGAAGAAATGCAAGGATGACTCATTCAAGTTAGATCGTGAAAAGGATACTTGGATGGCTATCGATCTAAGTCCGGACAGAAAACACGCAAGTCTTGTGGCAGGCCAAAGAATCGATGGCGATCGCTTCATGGTGGCACTTTTGCAGACTTGGTTTAACCCAGTTTCAATCGATGACAAACAAATGGCTAATGACATCGCTCCCTGGGTTCGAAAGTTTCCAGTTCATAATGTTGCTTATTCCAAATCAACGGCTGGAGCAGTTGCAGCTCGATTAGCGCCTGCCGGGATTCCAGTCTATGAAATAAATGCTCAGGATTATCAACAAAGTTGCGATGAGTTCGTTTCGGCTGTGTCTAGTGGTCGAATTGTGCATGAGGGGCAAGAGGAACTCGACAAACAAGTGTTATCTGCTGTAAAGCTTCAAAGAGGCGATGGCGGTTGGGTCATGGGGCGTAAAGCATCTGGAATAATCTGTGGCGCAGTATCGGCTGCAATGGTTACACATTTTGCGACACGCGCAGAGACAGAAGTTGACATTCAGTTCGGATAGTGTCTAAAAACTGGGCATATAGTGTATAGTATGTCCAATGGGAATTAAAGAATTTTTCTTGCCACAATCTGCTCCTGCTCAAATTACAGTCGATGCAGCTTCTACACCTGCTCCATTCAATAACACAGCATCGTTCAATCCCTTTACATTTACGCCATCTACTGCTACACGCGGTCAAGCAATGGCAATTCCAACTATCGCTCGAGCAAGAAATATTATCTGCTCAACTCTTGCAGGGTTGCCATTGGAAGTTTATTCAAAGTTAAATGGTTCTCATGTTGCAGCACCTTCAGTAATTAACCAACCCGATCCAAGAGTTCCCGGGTCTGCTATTTATGCCTGGCTTGCCGAAGATATTTGGCTAAATGGATTTGGGTATGGTCAGGTTTTAGAGCAATATGGTGACACGGGAAGAGTTCGTGCATGGACTCGCGTAGCACCAGATCGTGTAACTCCTAAATTAAATCATTTACAAACAGAGATTATTGGTTATCAAGTTGATGGTTCAATCGTTCCTAATCAAGGCGTTGGATCACTTGTTGTATTTTATGGATTAGATGAAGGTTTGCTAAATAGAGCAGGGCGCACAATTCGTGCAGCTCATGCGCTTGAACAGGCTGCTGAATCGTTTGCTAAAGAGCCAGTTCCTCTTCAAGTATTAAAGTCAAATGGTACAAACCTTCCAGCAGAGCGCATTGCAAAACTTCTTGAATCATGGAGAACGGCAAGACTAAACAAATCGACTGCATTCTTAAACGCAGATGTAGAGTTGCAAGCGCTGGGCATCGATCCTGCAAAACTACAGCTTAATGAAGCTCGTCAATATGTCGCGCTCGAATTGGCTCGCGCTTGCAACCTTCCTGCCTATTTCGTAAGCGCTGAAACAACGAGCATGACTTATAGCAACGCAATTTCGGAGCGCAAGGCTCTTATCGACTTTTCGATGAAATATGTTTTAACAAGTATTGAGCAAAGGCTCTCAATGCCGGATTTCGTGTCTAGTACAACAGAGGTTCGCTTCTCGTTAGACGAGTTCTTGCGTGGCGATCCATTACAACGCGCTCAAGTCTATGAAATCTTGAATCGCATCGGCGCAATGACAGTCGAGCAGATTAGAGAAGAAGAAGATTTGATCGACAACAAGGAGAACAGCTAATGAAGATAACAATGCCAGTAACACTAACGGCAGCAGATGCAGAGTCTCGCATTATCGCTGGTCGCATAGTTCAATGGAACGCAGAAGGTAATACATCAGCCGGTCCAACAATGTTCGAGCCTAATTCAATTGAATTTTCTAAGAATACAAAATTAGTACTTCAGCATGACCAAACTAGACCTTTGGGAAAGCTTGTCGAGTGGTCACAAGATGATATGGGCATAACAGCTTCATTTAAGATCGCTAAGACAACAGCAGGCAACGATGCATTAGAAGAAGCTGCTACAGGGCTTCGTTCAGATTTTAGCGTTGGCGTAGATGTTGAAGAATGGGATAACAAAGGCGGAGTAATGGCTATCAGCGCTTCTAAGCTAATAGAGGTCAGCTTGGTCACAGACGGAGCAATACCAGGAGCGGAAGTTCAAAAAGTCGCTGCTGAAGATAACAAAGTTTCTGAACCCGAAGTTCAGGATGAAACACCAAAAACCACAGAAGGAGAACAAGTGTCAGACACTACCGTTCCAGAAGTCGCTCCTGCCGCAGAAACGGTAGAGGCTGCAAAAGTTGAAGTAAAAGCTGCAACAGCACCTTATACATCAATCACAGTTCGTAACCCAATCGTGGATAAGGCTTCTTATCTCGAGCACTCAGTTCGCGCTCAACTCGGCAACGAAACATCAAAGATGTATGTTGCTGCAGCAGCCGATATCACAGATAACGCAGGACTAGTTCCTACTCGTCAGTTAACAGAGGTTATTAACGGAATCTCAAACGCTGATCGTCCATTCATTGATTCAATCTCACGCGGTGCATTGCCAGATGCAGGAATGACATTTGAAATTCCTAAGATCACAGTTGCACCAACAGTTGCAGTTGCAGCAGAGTTTGGTACACCATCAGAAACTGACCAAAACGCAGCGTTCGTTTCAGTGAGTGTTCAAAAATTTATCGGCCAGCAGTCGTTCAGTTTAGAGCTTCTGGACAGAAGTTCTCCAGCATTTTTTGCTGAACTAGTTCGTCAAATGGAGTTTGCTTATGCAAAAGCCACAGATGCAGCAGTTGGTACAGCACTAATCACAGGTGGAACAGATGGCGGAAACCGCGCAGCATTTACAACAGGTGCTCTAGTTGCTGATTTCGTTTCAGATGCAGCAGTTTCAATCTACAAGGGAACTCTAGGCTTTGCACAAAACATCGTAGTCTCACCAGAACAATGGGGAGCATTGATGGGCCTAGTCGATGGTTCAAACCGTCCAATCTTCCAGCAAACAATCAACCCACAAAATGCAGGCGGAGATTTAACTGCAACAGCAATTCGTGGAAACCTTCTTGGTCTAAACCTTCGCGTATCACGCGCATTGACAGACACAGCAGGACTTGGAGATAACACAGCAATCGTTATCAACCCAGATGCTTACACATGGTACGAGTCACCTCGTCTATCACTACAGACAAACCTAATTTCAACTGGCGCAGTACAAGTTGGATATTACGGCTATGGAGCAGTTGCCACAAAGCTAGGCGCTGGATCATACCGTTACATGGTTTCCTAAAAACCACACACTAATCATGGGGGGGCGGTTGCTCCCGATCGCTCCCCCAGTCGTTTAACGAGAGGAATTGGAAATGGCAACAATAGTCACACCAGCCGAATTACGCTCTGTGCTTGGCGTTTCCAATTCTCTCTATAACGATGCTTATTTAACGGATGTAATCGACACAGCAGAGTCAGTAATCTTGCCAATGCTTGTTAAGTACTCAAGTCCTATCGACACAGTTACATTGCAAGATAACATTGCAA